ACTAATGGAGAACGACGTTGGTACAACAACCAAGTTGCTCCAATCCGATTTATTCCTAAACATGACCTAGAACAATTAGAGGTGATGAACAAAGCTTTTGCAAAAGCAAAGCGTCTTGTTAAAAAATGGAGAGAAAATAATGTCAAGATTTCTAACAGTAATTAATTATTTGCTAGTGTTGTTACTAGTATTTGTATCCTTGGGCTACACTGTATGCAGTATGTACGCTTTGTATTTCCACGGTATTAACTTTAATTCATTTGGCTTCTTTAGTTTAGGTGTATCAACAATCACCTTTGCCAGCCTAGCCGCTAGAGGAACAATGCCGCGAAAGGGGTGATGTATGTCTAACAAAAGCAGATTCCTAGGTCACGGCCCATGCGATAAGTGTGGGTCCAGTGATGCAGTAGGTATCTACGAGGATGGTCCCGCAACCTGTTTTGCTTGTGGTGCTATCCACAAAAGCCCATTAAACGAAGATCAAGAAGATAAGGAGACTCCTATTTTTAAAGTAGAAAAAGAGTTTGTATCAGGTCCAAAGGTGTCCCTTGAAGAAATCGCCGAATACGCCGAACGTGGTTTTAAAGATCGTCAAATTCCCAAAAGCATTACTTCATTCTTTGGAGTAAAGGCAGGGGTTGATATCGGTGGTGAAGTATCTGAACACTATTACCCCTATGGTGTAAATAAAACTGTAGGTTACAAAGTCCGCAAGCTTCCTAAAGAGTTCCGAATGATCGGTAAGCTCGAAGGTCTCTTCGGCCAACAATTATTCAACGGCGGTAAGCGGTTAGTAATCACTGAAGGTGAACTAGATGCAATGAGTGTTGCATACGCTTATCAACAAAAACATAATGAGATCTACCCTGTAGTATCTCTGCCCTCTGCTCAGGGCATGAAAGTATTATTAGAGCAACGGGATTGGGTTCGTCGGTTTGACCATGTAGTATTAATGCTCGATAACGATGATGCTGGTCAAAAGGCATTAGCAGAAGCTTGCAAGATTGTAGGCGTTGATAAAGTCCGTATTGCAAAGTTGAAAACAAAGGATGCTAACGAAGAGCTTCTAACACACGGTTACATGTCAATCATTCGTGCTATCTGGGATGCACAACCTTGGTCCCCTGCAGGTATCTTGCAAGGTGATGAGTTATGGGATAAGTTTCAAGAGCGTGAACTTACTGAGTCTATCCCATATCCTCCTTGTCTTCAAGGCGTTAACGAGAAAACTAAAGGTGTACGATTCGGTGAAGTAGATTTGTTTACCTCTGGTACTGGTTCCGGAAAGTCTACAGTTATTAAAGAGATTATTCTTCACCTCAAAGAGACCACAGAAGACTCTATAGGTATTATCTCTTTAGAAGAATCACCCGGCGACACCGTAGAAAAGTTTATCGGTATGGCACTTAAGAAAAACTTAGCTGAAAACGAAGTTACTGAAGAAGAGAAGCGTGAGGGATTCAACGCAGTATTCGGTGACGAACGTGTAAAGATCCTAGATCACCAAGGCTCTGTTGCTGATGGCTCTTTAATGGATAAGATTGAAACTCTTTGTTTAATGGGTTGTAAATATCTTATTCTTGATCACTTAACAATTGCAGTATCTGAAGTAGAAGCGAATGACGCTAACCAAGCGGTAGATAAAGTTATGTCTGACTTGCTGAAAACTGCAAAGAAACACAACGTATGGATGGGGGTTATCTCACACTTACGTAAAACAGGGTTATCTACCAAGTCATTCGAAGAAGGTAAGATTCCCTCAATGGATGACATTAAAGGTTCTGGTTCAGTAAAGCAAATTAGTTTCCAGATTATTGCGTTTGCTCGTAATATGATTGCTAATAGTGAAACAGAAAAGAACACAATTAAAATCCGGGTATTAAAATCAAGATTTACAGGCCGTACAGGAGATGCCGGTGGTGCTGTGTATAACATGGAAACTGGCCGCTTAGACTTTGTAGATCACAAATTTGATATCGAACCTGAACTCTAAGAGGTAATTATGAGTAAAGAAGATTTAAGTCCAGTAGTATGCCAAGAAAATTTATTTGTAACTTTATGCTACTTTGCAAGCCAAATTGATGTAACATCTGGCCCTACCGCTCGCTCTTATGAGTACTTAAAGCACTTGTATGCTGAGACTAATGACCACGAGTTTCCTGCAGAAGAGGTGGATCGCATTCCTGTAAGAGATGTTACATCCCGTATGTTGTATGACATGCTTGATGCATGGGAGATGGCTATTGATTGGGATTTAGTTAAAACTAAAGACAAGAAAACTTGGTTAGACATGTGTCGTACTGCATCTGACATTCGAGAAGCCGCTCAAGGCTTTGAAGAAGCAGAGATGATTATTGCACCTTCCAACGATGGTACAGACATCCCGCTACCTGTTGCTTGCAAGCTTGTTGAAGAGTTTCTTAATGGTCCGTGGATTAAAACTCTTATTGTAACAAGACCTGGTATTGGCAAGCGCGGTATTCCAGATGGTCAAGAAACTTTCGGTTCTTACGATAAGAAAAATAATGAAGCCCGAGTATACATTGACGATATGAAATCGTGTAATTACACTTCTCGCACTGTGTCTCTTGCTTCTTGGTTTGCCGATGAGATTCAAGGTTATTCACAGTACCTTAAAGCCTTTGCGCACGGTAAAGTTCAAGAAAGCGCCGAAGATATGCTGGGCATGGAGTACCTAAGTGATTTGCTAGCGGGTAAGCCCATGGGAACAAGCAACTCTACAGAAAGAGACTGGGCTGATGGAAATCTTTGTAATGTAACATTTACAGGAGTTAACTTGCCCGGCATAGCTCTTCGCGTAGAACCTGTTGCCTTCTCTAACTCTGAGATTCAGTATATGGCGTCTCAGATACAAGCACTAAAAGCAATGGCAAGCGAAGCGGAAGGTATTTGTGCTACTCCAAACTCTGTCAAGTATGGTAAGAATATTGAAATTAAACTTACTACTCACATGACAACTTTAATGGACACTACAAAAGTTTTCCAGACTTACGACTTGTCTCTTGTCAATATTGACCGCCCTGCTGTAGACCTCGTCTCACAAATTAAGGGTATTCTTGAAAAGCCTGAAGACGAACGCCCCGAACTAATTTCTGCTTTGTTTTATGGTGTTCCTGGTTCAGGTAAGTCACAACTTGCTAACTACATTGGTAAAGAGCTTGGCCTTCCTGTTATGAAGAAGACTTATGCTGAGTTACAAAGCATGTATGTTGGCGAAGGTGAGAAGCAACTTAGAGAAGCATTTGCTGAAGCACAATCTCAAAATGCTATACTCCTGATTGATGAACTTGACTCTGTAGCGGGTAACCGTCAAAACGCAGACAAGAATTATCAGAAAACCTTTGTTAATCAATTGCTTACTGAGCTTGATGATTTCAAAGGTATCTTTATTGCTACTTGTAACTTTGAAGACTCTCTTGATCCTGCTGTTCTTCGTCGTTTATTTCTTAAGTTGAAATTTAACTTTATGACAGATGAGCAAAATCAAAAGTGCTTTGAATTATACTTTCCTAAAATGAAAAGAAGTAAACTGGGAAAAATGGCGTATCTAACTCCCGGAGACTTTAAAGCAGTTAAGGAAGCGTCTACTTTTGAGGTGGGTAAACTAACTATCAAGCGCGTTCGTGAATTGCTTGAAAATGAAGTTGCCTTAAAGAAGAAAACTTTAGGTGAAGTAATTAAAGCCGAAACAAAGGCTGGTTACCATATTTAATACTTATGATATCCGAAAAAGAAGTTAAGTTTATGATGGATGTAGCTTATCGCGCATCTAGAGAAAGCAACGATAATAAAGTCCGCGTAGGTGCGGTAGTTGCTAAGGATCGTAACATTCTTGCATATGGATACAACGGTACTGCATCGGGTTCTAACAATGCAATGCGTGGCTCTGACGGTAAAACCTTAAACACTGTCATCCACGCAGAGCAGAACGCGATTGCAAAGCTAGCCAAATCAACTCAATCGGGGGAGGGTGCGGCTTTGTTTAGTACCCATTTCCCGTGTATGAATTGTGCGCTATCAATTATACAGGCTGGTATTACCGATGTGTATTACCATATAGATTACAAATGTATGTCCGCACTAGAGTTATTTGAGGAGTGCGGCGTAAACACACATAAGGTTTGAGAATGAGAAAATATGGAATTAAGATCGACCTTACTCGTGACGAACGCTTGTCAGACCAAGCTAATAAGTTATTAGAGTATTATTTGCAAGACGATGAGACTTCGCCTCAAGAAGGTTTCGCAAGAGCCGCTGTTGCTTACTGCGGTGGAGATATGAAGCTTGCACAACGTATATATGAGTATGTCTCTAAGGGATATTTTATGTACGCTAGTCCAATCCTAAGCAATGCGCCTGCGCCTAAGCAGAAACATACAGGGTTGCCTATTAGTTGTTTCTTGTCGTATGTACCAGACACAGTTAGAGGACTAACAGAACACCACGCTGAAACTGCATGGTTGTCTGTAAAAGGCGGGGGAGTCGGCGGACACTGGGATCACGTTAGAGGCGTAACAGAAAAGTCGCCCGGTGTTATACCGATGATGAAAGTGTCAGATGCTCAAATGACAGCATTTAAACAAGGAAAAACGAGGAAAGGAAGCTATGCCGCTTATCTTGATGTCAGTCACCCTGATGTTGTTGAGTTTGTTAATTTTAAAGTACCAACCGGAGGGGATGTCAATCGGAAGTGTTTCAACCTTTTTAACGCTGTTAACATTACTGACGATTTTATGTCTGCAGTTAGATCAGCATCTCAATGGGAATTGGTGTGTCCTGCTAAGGGAATTGTTGCCGACACTGTTGACGCAAGGGAGCTGTGGGAAAGGATACTAGAAGCACGAGTGCGAACTGGTTCCCCTTACCTAAACTTTATTGATACTGCTAATGCTCATTTACCAGAGTATCAGCAAGCAATAGGCTTAAGGATTCACGGTTCTAACTTGTGTAATGAAATTCACTTAGCTACAAGTGAGGATCGTACTGCTGTATGTTGTCTTTCTTCAGTAAACTTAGAGAAGTATGAAGAGTGGCAGAACATCGGCATGATTGGAGATCTTGTAGAGTTTCTTGACAATGTATTGGATTCGTTTATTGAAAATGCACCAGATGAAATGAACCGTGCTAAGTTTAGTGCGGAGCGTGAAAGGTCTATTGGTCTTGGCGCTATGGGATTTCACGGCTTACTCATGAAGAACAACTTAGCTTGGGAATCAGAAGAAGCTCGTGATTTAAATATGTCTATCTTCCAAATGATTAAGTCGGAAGCTAGTGCAAGCACGCAACGACTCGCAAGAGTTAAAGGAGAAGCACCCGATGCAAAGGGTTACGGATATCGCAACGCTCATTTGTTGGCTATTGCTCCTAATGCCAACTCTTCTATTCTTTGCAACTGTAGCGCTAGTATTGAGCCTCTTAAGGCTAATATTTACACACACCGCACCCGTGGTGGCGCTGATGTCATCAAGAACCCCTATTTGGCTGAAGTCCTCGAAGAAGCGTATGGACGGAACGATGAGGCTACTTGGACAAAAGTTTTACAAGCTGATGGGTCTGTTCAAAAATTAGATTTTATGTCTGATTACCACAAAGAAGTCTTTAAGACATCATTCGAGCTAGATCAGCATTGGGTAGTTAAACATGCCGCTGACCGACAAGAACACATTTGCCAAGGTCAATCAGTTAACTTGTTTTTCCCTTCTGGTTCAACTCGACAGTATGTTAACAGCGTACACCTCTCTGCTTACGACTTAGGTCTTAAAGGTTTGTATTACCTGAGAACTACTGCAGGCCGTACTGCTGATAAGGTTGGTCAAAAGGTAGAGCGGGTAGCTCTCGCTGGTGACAATGAAACTATTATTTATGGAAAAGAAGGTTGTCCTTTCTGCGTTAAAGCAAAAGAGCAACTAGAATCATTAAACATTAACTTTGAGTACATTGACTTGGATGTAGTAGGTAAAACTGCCGCCCAAGTTACAGGTCGAGATGTGACGACTGTGCCTCAGATTTATCTTAACGGTCAGTACTTAGGCGGTTATGATGATTTGATGAACGCACTAGGTCAAGCCAGTGACGATGATGAATGTACATCGTGCCAAGGATAAACTAAATGTCGTTAATAGAACCCAATGTAACATATAAGCCCTTTAAGTATCCCTGGGCCGTCGAATACAGTGTAACTCACGAAAAGATTCACTGGGGCGAATGGGAAGCTAAACTGCAAGATGATGTCTCTCAATGGAAGACTAAACTGACTGAGGAAGAACGAAACCACATTACTCAGATCCTTAGACTTTTTACTCAGAGTGACGTTGCTGTAGGTACTAACTATATAGAACACTACCTTGCTAAGTTTAAAAACAATGAGATCCGCTCGATGCTAACCTCTTTCGCTAACAGAGAGTTTACCCATCAACGATCTTATGCTTTGCTTAATGATACTTTAGGTCTGCCAGAAGAAGAATTTTCTGCTTTTCTAGAGTACTCACAAATGGCAGAGAAGGTCGAGTTTATGCTTGACATTGATACTAACAGCTATAGCGGGCTTGCCCAAGCTGTTGCCCGATCTGCAATTAACGAAGGTATGAGTTTATTTTCTGCTTTTGTTATGTTGATCAACTACTCTCGTTTCGGTAAGATGAGAGGAATGTCTGAAATAGTTCAATGGTCTATCCGTGATGAATCTTTGCACTGCGAAGGTATGACAAAGCTCTTCCGTGAGTTTTGTAAAGAGCATCCTCGTATAGTCAATGATGAATTCAAAAAGGCTATTTATGACATGGTTCGAGAAGCAGTAAAGCTTGAAGACAAAGTAATTGACCTCGCTTATAAGATGGGTCCAATTGAAGGTCTTGAAGCAAAAGAAGTTAAGCAGTATATTCGTTATATTGCTGACCGCCGCTTAATTGAATTAGGCTTTAAGCCAAACTACCGACAGAAAGAAAACCCCCTTCCTTGGCTCGAGCCTCTGATCGCTACAACCTCTCACGATAATTTCTTTGAAACAGTAGTGACAGAGTATAGCTCAGACGGTCTCACAGGAGAGTGGGTCTACTAAAACGCAGAGTCTTTTCTAGACTCTCAAACATACTATATAGGATTTATTATGATTACTGCAAATGAAATTGTTGACGCTCTTGGTGAAGAAACTGTAAGAGAATTAGGTAACAACCTGATTACTGAAGTTTCTCAAAATGAAGATGTCAAAGCAATTATAGGCGGCGTTGTATTCGGCGCTTCCTTATGCAGACTTGTCCCTTTCTCTGCGCCTGTGTGCCTTGCTATTGGTGTCGGTATTGCCGCATTTTCAATAGCTACAAGAGAAAGAACTCAGAACGAAGAAATCGTTTCTGAATAGAAAATCCTTTGCCCTCACAGTACGTGGGGGCTTTTTATATTTAACCAGAGCCCGAGCGCAATGCCAGCGTCCTGCTTAAATGTCTGAACCCATTAACGTTTATACTTAATTTAAACACCGGAGATATTTATGAAGCTTTCAAACGCAATGAACATCGTAGAAGCAATGATCACTAACAACATCAAACTTGCAAAGCAAAATGCATCTAATGCTTCTTTTTTAATACCTATGCTGTGGTCACTACCCGGCGAAGGTAAAACAACCGCTGTAGAAGATCTCGCTGACCGTCTCGGTTTCGATATCCGTACAGTTATTGTTGCTCAATTCGATGCTGGCGAACTCGGCGGCTTTCCTGCACTTGATGTAGAAAATAAGCAGTACGAGCGTTATGCACCTTTCTTTATGAAGAACTTCTCTGAGGAGCGGCCAACAATCTTGTTCCTTGACGAGATTGCTCAAGCACCCGGAGCTAACCTTAACATTATGGCCCAGCTAACTAACGAGCGACGTATTGGCGAACATCGTCTCCCGCCAAACGTTGTTCTAGTAGCGGCTGGTAACCCTATGAAAGCACGAGCAGGTACTCAACAAATGCCTACTCATCTCAAAGATCGTCTTACTCACTTGAACATTGAGACAGATCACGAAGGCTTCCGTCAGTATGCACTCAAGAAGGGTTTCGCACCTGAGATCACTGGTTTCATCAATGATCGTCCTGAGTTCCTACAGAAGTTTGATCCATCAGCAGATGCTTGCCCATCACCTCGTTCGTGGGAGCGTTCTAACACTATCTTGAGCCTTGGCCTTGATAACGGTTCTGAGCGTGGCGCACTATCAGGTCAGATTGGTGAAGCGGCTGTAACAGACTTCTATGGTTACCTACGTGTATGGCGTGATCTTCCTTCTTACGAAGAGATCTTCGCTAACCCAGAGAGTGCTCCTCTTCCTGCAACTCCAGATGTAACTTATGCATTATGTTCTAACCTTGCTTATAAGGTTACTGGAGAGGATACAGAAGCACTTATTACTTACCTTCGACGTTTCACTTCTAAAGAGTTCGCCGCTTTCTGCGTACGTGACTCAATCGCTCGTAACCCAGAGTTCAAGAAAGACAAGAACGTTTCTAACTGGGTTGTTAACGAAGGTCGTGAGTTGTTGCTTTAATAGGAGATATTTTTAATGGATGCTCAATTAAAAGTAAGCCGTGCAGTAACAAACCTTGCATTTACAAATCCGTTCTTTGGTTCTTGTTTAATGCAGTTGCATGTTCAAGAGAATATTGCAATACCAACTATGGCTACAAATGGTACTGATCTTTTCTGGGGTCGTGACTTTGTAGATGAAATGAACGAGCCTGAAACACGAGGCGTTCTCTCCCACGAGGTAATGCACGTAATCTTAGGTCACTGTGTACCTCACGAAGGTAAAGATCATAAGCTATGCAATGTAGCAATGGACTGGGTCATCAATGAGCAACTGAAGGAGTCAGGCTTTGAACTGCCAGAAGGTGCTCTCTTTGATCCTACAGGTAAGACTTCTGGATGGGCTTGGCAGGAAGTATACAACTACCTAAAGAACGTTCAGGATGACGAGGAAGACGCTAACACAGGTACTCCTGACCGTGGTAAGAGTGATCAACCAAGTGAAAAGACACGTCAAGAGATCAAGGACATGATCGGAGACGCGGAAGATCACTTTAGTGAAAACGAAGGTGAAACTGGAGCGGAAGCACAAGAGCGCCGAGACCGTATCGATGATATGGTTGTTAAAGCCGCTAATGCCGCTGAAGCCGCTGGTAAAGAAGTGCCCGGTGACGTCAAGGAGCGTCTAAAGGCAATCCGTGAACCTAAAATAGACTGGCGAGAGGCCCTCATAACTGCCGCTAGGGCACCATACCCGGAAGACTATACGATGGCTAAGCCTAATCGTAAGTTTCTCCAGAGCGGTATATTCTTGCCCTCTATGGTGGGAGAAAGACCTAGAGCAGTAGCTATTGGGCTTGATACGTCAGGTTCAATGAGTAGAGAGGACTTAATCAATGCCTGTAGTGAAGTTAATTATATCATTAATGACATTAAGCCTGAAGTTGTGTATCTTATGTCCGCTGATCATTGCGTCGCTAATGTTCGGGAGTATGATGGCAATGTATGGTTTGACGTTTCTGACTTTGATGTAATCGGAGGAGGTGGTACAAGCTTTGCCCCTGTATTCGATCACATTCGAGAGAATAATATTGATGTAGACCAAGTAATATACTTCTCCGACATGTATGTATCTGAGTATTGTTTCCCACGAGAGCATCCTGACTACCCAGTCACGTTTGTTTCTACTGGTGGATACGAACCAGATTGCTTACCTTTCGGTCAGTTAATTAAAGTAAATTAGGAGACGAAATATGTTTGACCCGATCTATGCACAAGAAGACATCGCAACCGTTATCAAGTACGAGCGTTTGTTTCGTGATGGTGAGTATGATCACTTAGGTACCTATGACGAGGATACACAACTCGTTTATATTAATGAAGAGTTCTTTGATGCGGTTGATGCTTTATTAGCCGCTCACACTTTACACTTAAACCAAGTAACTACTAGCCCTCTGCTGAAGTCTAATGTAATTGATTACGATAGTAAGTTATCCCAGTTTCTTGACTTTAAACAAGGGAATCTTGAGGCTAACTACGTTAAGGTTGCTGAAGAGAAAGACCATCGATTGCATTACCGTCTTTGCCAAGACGTTCTAAATACAGATCGTTGGAACTCAGGTATTATTGCTAACAGTAACGCACACCACTTCTACTCAGAAGCGAGATACAATCGTAGTGTTGACAAGACAGTAGAGATATTAGAAGAGTTTTACTTCGGTAGGTCTGTAAGCGATCAGCTAAACCATATGGTTCAACGAATTAATGCATTGACTATATTATTAAGTTATCGCACTATTGACACTAACTTTGCTAAGTACATGAACAATAAGGCTGATTACACAACCTATGTCGGTCGTATGCTAGACAACTATAATTGGTCACAATGCATTTCAGTTAGAAGTTACGAAGATACAAAGGCTACAGAGATTAAAGTAAAAGACCCCGGTCTTACAGAAAGGCTTGATCTAGATATTACTCGTGAGGACCTTATGACCCTTTTCGAGAACACAAACATCTCTTTAAAACACAGTGAACTTTTAATGAACGGTCGTAAAACACTTATACAAGCTGTTGAAGAAGTACCTGTAGATGAAATCAATAAGGCCGCAAAGAAGATGAAGTTCAACGGTGATCTTTCTTCTGTGCGTTGTTATAAAATTACATCAGGTATTAAAGTAAAGAACAGCCGTATCTTTAATGACTACTGGTTTATGAAGCGTTGTGATTCGATTAGGATTGAAGAGCAACTAGAAGACATCTCAGGTAACTACATTGTTGTATCTGAGAATGACACCTCTAAGTTCCAATCAATAACTACATCGATAGGTCGTAGCCTGTCTTCCGTTAACCGTCAAGTTACTAACAAAGTAATGGACTCTCTTGACTTAAGCTTTTAAGGAGTATATATGAAGCAGCAAGAAGACTTAGTAGACCAAGGTTTGCTTATGGTATGTTATGTAGGTACAGGTATAGTGGTAGGTGTCTTATCATTCTGCCTTTTCGTTTCTCAACTTATTACTTAATTCAGATTTTTATCAGATTGATCACTCTAAAGAGGAAAATATTATGATTGACAACAAAATAGATGAGCTTATCTTTCAAGCTCTTCCAGCAGATTTTCAGTTTCTAATTCTTTTAGGAACTGTTTCGCTTATCTATATGGCAGTAAGTATGAGCACTGCTACTATTGACAAACTTTCTAAGTAACAAACCCCATTTATACTTAAGGATACTATTATGATTTTACAAGAAAACATTGCTCTTATCGCCCCTGCTGTTGAGACTCGTACTGAACTCCTTGGCAACGGAATCTATATTACTGCCCCTTGGGTCATGTCTGAGCGAAGAGCTTCAGATTTTATTGACGGAACTATTAGTCTTCACAATTCTAAAAGTGATCGCTCTTATATTTCAGGACGTATTACTGATGTAATTAATATTGGCCAAGTAGGTTCATCTAAGAACCGAGTTGCCTTTGTGTTTGAGCGTTCTAAGCGTTCAGTCAACCTTGAGACTGTTCGACGTCGTTCACCTAACCTTACCGAAACTTACGAGCAGGTACGCTACTAATGACTAATGATCAAATCCGTGAAGAAACAATTGAGATGATGATTGGCTTTATGAGAGAGCATCTCTATTCAGGACAAGACATTTCTAATCAAGACCTTGCTGACACTGCCGCTATTTACTATGACATTGTTAAAGGTATGGAAGAAGCAGTAATTGAAGAAGAGTCACGCCGTGCTGTTATTGCCGCTGGTATTGCCTCTGGTGAAAGCAGTGCTCCGACACACTTAATCGACGCCTCAAGTCCTAGCCAAGTTGACCTTATGGGCGGCGCAGAAGCTATCAATCGATCAGCTTCAAATAAAGGAATCTAAATATGGATGATTCAACAGTATACGAAACACCCGGTAAGATGCTGACTAATAGCGGTATCTTGATGTTAACTAAGGAGTTTTCTCAAGAAACAATTATGCCTATTGTTGGCAGAATCATGGAATATAATCTCATGCCAAGAGAGCTTCGTCCGGAGTTCTTAACACTTGTTATTAACAGCCCCGGCGGTTCTGTACACTCGTGCTATCACCTAATCGACGTAATGAAGTCAAGCAAGATCCCTGTTCACACTGTTGGTATGGGTCTTGTTGCTTCTTGTGGCGTTCTTACCTTGATGGCGGGAGCTAAAGGTCACCGTTCAGTGACTCACAACACTTCTACAATGTCACATGTTTGGTCTTGGGGATCGTCAGGTAATGCCTACGCACTTGAGGCTACACAACGTGAATTCGAACTAACCAACAAACGTATGATGAAACTCTACCGTCACTGCACGGGTAAGTCTGAGTCGTACATCAAGAAAAACTTACTTGGCCCACACGATCACTGGTTAACCCCAGAAGAGTGTCTTGAGCACGGTATTATTGATACAATTAAAGAGACATACTAATGGACAGAATACAGGTAGTAGATGACTTCTACAATAATCCTGATGACGTTCGTGCTTTTGCTTTAGAGCAGAAGTTTGAAATATTTGGTAACTACCCGGGCGCACGTACTGAGTGCTTACCTGATAACGAACACCAAAACATGAAAAAAGTGTTTGAAGGATTATTAGGACAAGAGATTGCTTATTGGCCTGAAGGGTATAACTCAGCGTTTCAGTATACCACGCATCAAAATCAATCGTGGATACACGCTGATGCTACTTCTTGGGCTTGTGTAGTTTATCTCACACCTAATGCACCACTTGATTCTGGTACTGCTTTGTTTCGTAATCGTGATACAGGTATTATGCGCCGTAAAGAGGGCGATTCTGTAGACTACAATAATACAACTAATCATGCAAGTGATTGGGAACCGGTACTAGAAGTGAAAAATATTTATAATCGTGCTGTTATATACCCCGGTGATTACTATCATAGTAGCTGGAAACGACCCGGCTGGGGAACAAATCAGTTTAATGGAAGGTTGTTCCAAACTTTCTTCTTTGATACTTAATACTAGAGTATCCACTCCGAGATGAGTAAATGCGTTTTTTCATTTAAAATCAAGGACTTAACCATGTCTATTAAATTTCCGCACAGAAAGAGCAAGCTTAAAGAGTATCGCAGAGAGAAAAATAAGCTGAGTAAAATCGATCACGGCCTAATTAAGGAAAAGGCCATACAGGAAGCATTCGGCAGTGTCTCGCTGGATGGAGATAGACAAAGAGCATTAATCACCGGTTATGATTCAATCTATGATTGGATAATGGCAGGTAGACCTTAACTAACAACGGAGGACTGCAATGTCTAATGAAGACCCTAACGTTGCTAAGGAGACATTACCAGTTGACCCTAATGCAACAGAGCCTGAATCACAAGTAGTGAAGGGCCAGAACGGAGGCAAGCGCCCCGGAGCTGGTAGACCTAAAGGCTCTAAGAACCAATTTTCAAAACACTCTGTGGATCGTCTTAAAGAACTTAATTTTGACCCGATGGAGCATATGGTAGAACTGTATGACGAGACGAGTCAGATTATTAGAGAGATGGACGATCCTAATCACCCACGACGCTACTCGGCTCCCGCTATGGCGTCACTGCTGATCAATAAACAGAAGATAGTTAATGACCTGATGCGCTATGGTTATCGCTATGTTCCAGAAAAGATCGAACAAGAGGTTACTGAGAAGAAGCCCTTCCAGATTAACCTTACTGGTATTGCATCAGCAAATGCTGAAGTGGTAGAAGCAGAAGTAGTCGATATAGACGCGAAGGATGTTACTCCTCGCAGTTAACTTAAATAACCCCTCGCGAGAGGGGTTTTTATATCAAGGATATTATTATGGAAGTTTTTGTATACCTAATAGTTTTAGTGTTTATAATTATTTACGTATTAAACAAAGGAAACAAATCAGACCGTGAGGAAGATGCCAATCAACTAGGCATTGCCCTTCGCTATTACGAGCGTAATCGAGATGCTATAATTATGTTGCGTCAAGCATTCCCACACGAAGACGTTCAGCGAGAGCTAGACTTTATTAACGAGAGTAACGAGAGTATTAAGCGTCAGACAGTATCAGGTGTACCACCTATCGTATTAGTAGAAGAGTTTCGTCTGCTGTACCTGAACATGAACTTGCGTCTTAACCTTACTCGTAATGAATTTTTACATCTAATAGGCGGATTATAGTATGACACCTTTAGAGATTACAGACTACAAAAGAGGTTGGGCGTTACGGGCCTATATAGTAGACCTACACACCGATCTCAGGAGCGACGGAATTGAGCATTGTAAGCAGTATTGTGAGAAGCATCTATGGAACCATAAGCGGTTCGGTGATGTTTATTATGACACTTTTATGTTTGAGTTCGAAGAAGATGCTATTCGTTTTGCTGGAGAGTTTGAGAGGTTTGTCAAATGATGGACAATTTTAAATTTTTTTATAAAGAGGTTTTAGAGTCAGAAGGCGGTTGGTCAAACGATCCTGATGATCGTGGTGGTAAAACAAATTACGGGATTACCGCCGAAACGTTCCAAACGTACATAAACGACGTCGAAGATCGTTATTACACTTGTAGCCTAGAAGAGGCAGAACAGCGACTCCCTAACATAACTCTTGTTGATGTTAAATCAATTTACGAAATGTATTACTGGGATGTAATAAAAGGAGATGTTCTTCCTTCCGGAGTAGACGTTTTAGTTGCTGATTGGGCTGTTAATAGCGGACCTAACTCGGCTATAACTAGTTTACAAGAAGTAGTAGCGGCTAAACCTGACGGCATTTTTGGCCCTAAAACTTTAGAAAAAGTTAATGCTAAAAATCCTGCACAATTAGCTTTTGAGTTGTATATTAAACGCTTACGTTCTTACAGAGCTATTGCAAGCCTTAATAACAACAAAAAGTTCATACGTGGGTGGAACAATCGTGCCACTCGTTTATATAACGCAGTTTTAATGGAGTATTTTAGCTAATGAAAACACCCCTCTACATAATTATATGGGCATTTGTGTTAGCGACGTTTGTTAGTGGTTGTAGTTGGGTTGAAATGGAACATACACATGGAGAATTGCCCGACCTAAACCTGCCTGCAATAGAAAAAGTCTGTGATCACAAGGCTAGAATAGAGGAAGAGCAACGTGGTTTAATAATTGTTTGTGAGATGAAAATATGAAGGTTGTAAAGTATTGTACGACGTCAGCATTTATGCGAACGTTACCGTTATACACATTTGGAATGTCTTTGTTTAAGATATTCTTTTGTACCGAAAGTGCATATCATCATCAATGGTGGTGCGTTCCGTGGCAAGTGATCATGTTTCCTATGGTCATTTATACTATTTACTTTTTAATTAGCTTAGTAAAAGCTGTTAAGCTCGCTAACCAATTAAAGAATATTGGCGAGCATATCGATATAGAGGTAGGTTAATATGTTACCACACTTAATTTCAGAAGAAGCGGCTATTGTCGGGAGCCGAGGAAATCCAGACACACAAATGTCTATTCAAGCTCTTATTGCACAGTTAGATCTAGCAATGTCAGCCGCAGGTGCAGAAGGTACAATTTCAGTAAAAACTGATAATTTTGGCTACGCGATTATTACTATTGAAACGAGGCTATAAATATGGGTCAACACTGGAAAGTACTTATCGGTATGAAAGATGAACACCAATTCATGCCAGAGCAAGTTATTGAAATACCTGCACCACTAGTGCTCACTGAGGATGTTCTAGTAGGAATCTATGCTTACCTAGATCTCGTCTATAGTGACATCTATTACTTCTCTATGGACTACGCTGGAGCACCAGTGGGCGGCAGGGGTCGTGTTGAATTGTTTATTGAAGAAGGTAAAATAGAAAGCATTATATATAACGAAGGTTACAAGTACATGTGTAACAAATTTGAAGATGCTAATTTAAAAGACAGGTTATAATATGACTATACCTTTCTCAACAGAGCCAGTAGGGACTCTTTTTATTGAAGTCTACGATTGGAATCAAAAAATAATTCACAGTGAACGCCTAGAGCCTATTGATGACTCTAAGTGGGTCACAGTGGAACGAATGGAAGCGTACAGCAATTATTACAGAGAACTAGTAAATGACGATTTTGATTTTATTAAGTTTATGGGAGTCACCTATGATGTAAATAGTTGTGATTTAATTCTGGATATTATCGCACGTTACCAAAACACAACAGGATTTAACTATTTAAAACCAACGCTTGATGTTAGTTTTCATTATTGTAAATACTTAAGAGAGTATCATAAAGCTAGCCTCAAAACATCATTCATGTTTAGAAAAACTTAAAAGGATAAACAAAGAAACGTATGGACGAGCAAAAAATTGACAAGGTATGCACCTTCTGTGTTTTTAGCTGTATCTTTCTCGCTTATAGCGGGATTGCGTTTACATTAGCTTACGGTAGCTACTAGTAAATAAAAAATGCCCCCAAGGGATTACTTAGGCCATATGGCTTAGGTGATCTCTTGGGGGCTTTAATATCTTTTTTTTTTTGTTATTCTATTATATTATTGTAGTTATCTTAGCCTGTTGTCACAGACAGCAGTCAAGACGGTTGTTTACCCATATACTAACATATACTAATTGTATAACAATCCATATAGCTATATAAGGGATTGATGCCTCCAACCTATCTAGTAGTCTGGTACGGTAATTGTTTCTTGCATCTGAATCCGTACCTCTTACAGTGAGGTAATACCTAAGTATCTCGCCAATAACGAATACAGGTATGTCGAGTATACGCTTCACATGATTCCACATGAATACTCTCCTCTGTGACAAACACTTATTATCAAAACGAATCGCAAAACGCGAATCTAGGCATTAGTTTGTCCTTTAGTGTGATCAACTGACAGAATACTGACACACCACTATTAGATTAATTAGGTTATTTAATTAATTAACAGCATGATATAACCTCACTGATCTTCCGACTAGGGGTCTATCTATGTGATCATCTATTAACCATCTATTAGTCCTCTATGGTCTATCTATGGTCATTAATGGTCATTAATGGTCATTAATGGTTAGTCCTTATGTTGTTCTTTAATTAATCATATATAATAATTAATAATCATATAAGGGATCTTCTCAGGGCTTCTGCTGATGTTGTTCTATATAATCATTAATAATAATATATTAATAATTAATAATAGAATATATTCTATAGAGTGATCAATCGTAAGTCATTGTAAGTAATGTATTTTTCTTGTATGAGAAATGTATGGTTTCTGTATTGTGTTTAGTGATTATGTGGGATTAACTCTCTTGTGTTAAATCTCTTAGGGGCTATTCCGTGCGGCCAAATGGTCCACCAGTGACATAAATGAGCCTACCGTGATTACAGTAGGCCATGAGTGATAAGTCTATGACAGTTAGCGCAAACAACGCGGCATTTCCTTATTTCTTCTTTAAGTCTCTTACGGGACCATGATGAACAGACCGCCGCGTATCCAGCGCCACGTTTAGTAGAGGGGTCTAAGTGATCAAAGTCGAGAGCAAAGGGGTGTTTATTATAGCCGCATATAGAGCAACCGCATGCTGTCTTATAGCGACTAATTAATGCTTGATTATTAGCTCTTCTCTTTTTTGTAGCGAGCTTAACAGATGCTTTATTATTAGACTTATTTGTATATCCCTTTTGACAGACCTTACAACGATTAGCATAGCCAGACTTAAGGTAGCTATTCTTATGATATTCGGTAAGCTCTTTTGTTTCTTTACAAATGTTACATTGTTTCATATATAATTATCCTGTGTATTTAGGGTCTTCTATAGTGTGATCATTATTTCAGGGGGTCAGCAATATCAGGTAAATAATACAAAAAGATATTAATTAATATTAAATCGTGTCCACAAACTGTATTATTAACTATAAAGGAAATATCAGTTCATTCAGAACCATTCGTGCTCACGCTTAATTATTATCAAGTAGGACCACAGAGGACCATAGAGAGCCATAGATGACACCCCGATGATAAGGCCTAGAGGCGCATAGATGACCATAGATGGACATAGAGGAGCACGTATGACATAGATGAACATCAATGAACACACATGGTCAGGCATGAGGGGTAAAAGAAGAAATCTTTTATTCTAAGTGCCCCCCGCCGTGGTCCCTTTTTGAATCTTGATCTGCCATTTCCATCTTGCCTGAGAAAATACGTAATTTTTGCTAAATGGTGTTTGGTTTTTACACTAGACACCCGACACCCCACTAATGCCCCCTATAGCCCTTTTTGCACCTTCGACACACCACTAGGGGTCACCAACAAAATTCTAAATTTTTCCTATAAGCCTTTTACGCTACTAGGGATCGATCTTCGATCTCAGCTTAGTACCGATGTTGTGTTGTTTTCTTTTGTAACACAATTGATCACACTAAAGAACATACATTATCACCAGGGACCCTCTATGGCCCCCTATGAACAAATAAGGCTATATCATGGATATTTTAATAGATGACTGCGAATGCTCCACAGAGTGCATTTGTGACATCGTAGAGCGAGGTTACAATTAATATGGATTTT